AAGCTCCTTTCTAGGTCTTTCTGGGTTAGCGCTTCATCTCGTCAGCGCATGAGAAGGATTATGAAGCACAAAACGCCAGTCGGCAACAGTTTTCGTGATCCATCTGACGGTGAGTGGACGAAATAATTTCTATCGACATCGCAAAGATGATAGTCCACGCCGCGCGCTGAACCGCTAGAATAACGCGAACGACCACGGAACACTACAAAATGCCGATCCCGCTATCACCAGAAGCGTCCGACCCGCACGCCGCACGCAGGCCGGTCACCGCCTATGAGTACACTGACGAGACCCTCACCAAACTTCTCAAAGAAGCTGGCGAGCAGGTGGCGCGCGAGATATCCCTGGTCAAGCAGGGTCTGGCGACGTATGATGAGCATTACGAGTCGATAACGTTGCGCCAGCTGGAGTCGGAGCGCGACTCCTGGAAAGACATCGCACTGTACTCGCTCAACCCGGCGCTGCGGACGTTCTGGGAGACCGAATCGCGGTACAAGGTTCTGTACGGTGGGCGCGGCTCGTCCAAGTCGCACGATGCCGCTGGATACGCGGTGTTCCTAGCGGCCAACTACACCGTCAAGATACTCTGCGCCCGACAATTCCAGAATCGCATCAGCGAGTCTGTATACACTCTTATCAAGGACAAGATAAATGCGTCACCGTATCGCGGTGAATTCGAGATTCTCAAGACATCTATTCGCCACAAGCGAACTGGTTCGGAGTTCTTATTTTACGGGATCGCCAGAAACCTTGAGGAAATTAAATCGACAGAAGGGGTTGACATTCTGTGGCTCGAAGAAGCGCACTATCTCAATAAGGATCAGTGGGAAGTCATTGAACCGACGATTCGTAAAGAAGGCGCGCAGATTTGGTTAATCTTCAACCCGGATGAGTTCACTGACTACGTGTACCAGAATTTCGTCGTCAACCCGCCAGCAGACACTGTTGTGCGCGAGATAAATTGGCAGGAAAATCCGTTTCTGTCGGTCACCATGCTCAAGGTGATCTATAACTATTACAAGCGCGAGCCGGAAAGCGCGGTGCACGTGTACGGTGGCGAGCCAAAGATGGGCGCGGATAAGTCGATCATTCCGATGAAGTACATCATCGCGACTGTGGACGCCCACAAGAAGCTAGGCTGGGAGCCGTCCGGCACCAAAAAGATCGGGTATGACGTTGCGGACGATGGAGAGGACAAGAACGCAACCGTGTACTCTCACGGCAACGTCGTGATGAACGCTGACGAGTGGGCAGGCCTAGAGGACCAGATTCTCAAAAGCTGTACGCGCGTCTTTAACCTGGCCGTCGAGAACAACGCGCAGATCGTCTGGGACTCCATCGGCGTAGGCGCGTTTGCAGGCTCGAAGTTTGCAGAGTTGAACGAAGAAAACAAGCGCAGAGTGATCTATGAGCCGTTCAATGCTGGCGGCGCGGTCAACGATCCCAAGGGCGCGTACATGGTGTTCCCACACGTGACAATCACGAACGGTGAACACTTCTCAAACATCAAAGCGCAGATGTGGGATGAGGTCGCGGTGCGGTTCCGCAAGACCTATGAAGCGGTGGAGTTGGGAGTCAAGCACCCGGTTGATGAGCTCATCTCGCTGAACTCGGAAACCCTGGGGAAGACGATGGTGGAAAAGATCAAGTTTGAACTCGCGTCGCCGCACAAGGACGTGGACCGTATGGGCAAGTTCAAGGTGGAGTCGAAAGACGACTTGCGCGACAGGGGCATCAAGTCGCCTAACGTTGCGGACGCGTTGATTATGTCGATGATCCGTCCGAAGCGCTCTGCTGCGACGTTCTTTTGACGTCTTCTTCGACGGTACAGGCGCAGTCCCAGCTGCCCTCTTCATCTCTGAACAATCGGACGGTTGCAACAAGACCGTCCGATTTCGTCACGCTTTCGTGTTCGATTGTGGTGGACACTTTTTGGCTTCCTTCTTTGTGGTGGTGGGAACGGGAGATGTGATGAAGCCGATGAAGAGAATCACCAGCCAAAAGATGGATGCCGCTGTCTTGACGTGATCGACTGGCGAGCAAAAGAACATAAGGCCGATAAACACCAGGCATGCGATAAATTCCATTCGGCCTCCAAACTAAAGTACACCGCGAATTGTACTATGGAATCGCGGTGTACCACTCGTCAGCGCCAAACGTTCATCGCCACAATCAACGCGACGGCGATTGCGAGACCGGAAAGACAGCAAGCCGCCAAAGCTCCTTCCTGGGCCAGCTTAACGCCGCCCTTTAGCTCTTCCCAGGACGCTCGCGATACGGTCACGGTCTCCAGCTGCTCGCGCGGCGTATCCACGAACGGCACGCCGCGAATCACGCCAAGCTTGGACTTGGAAGGCGCGCCAACGTAGTCTTTGGTCATATCTTTATCCCCATTTGGCGCTCGCGTTCTTTGTCACGCTTCGGCATCGGTGCCCAAGCGATGAAGTGGTTGCGCGTCGAGTTCGTCACCGATCCAAGGCAGGCAACGCCGCCAGGATTCAGAAGGATGCACTTCACGCCGGTCTGCAGCAAGTTCATATCGTAGTTGAACACGCTGTCCGGCGTGGTGATGTACGTCTTTGCCTTTGCGTTCACTGCTGAACCTTCGCAGACGCGCGACCCGCTTCCATGATCGGCAACCCGGCTTCGGTCGGCACGTAGATCACCTGGCCGCGCCCTTCAGCGTCGCCAAGTTTGTTGATCCACAGATATCGCAGATAACCGTCATTGCCCTTGAGCGAATCGCCAATGATCTTGTTGGCCTGCGCAACGCCTTGGGCGCGGATTACTTCTGCGTCCGCGAGTGCCTTTGCGCTTTCCTTCTTCGCAAGCGCGTCCTGGATCTGGACCTGCTTGGAGTAGTTGGCCTTGGCCAGTTCGGCTTCGCCGTCCATGCGTTGTGAATAGACCTTGTACGGTGGGTACACATCACAACCGGAAAGCGCGAAAAGGGATAGGCCACAGGCGATGGCGGCGCAGATGCGAGTGCGTTTCATTAGTGCTCCTGAAGTTATCGGATTACCCGCGAAGGGCAGAGTTGTTCGCGCCGCTCTCCAGCGCGTATTTGGGATCGTACCTGCCCAAAATGTAGTCCGGTCGGCGCTGGTCCGGTTGCGGGCACGCGGCGATGATCCGCCAGCCGTTGTCCATCTCCATTTGCAGCGCGTCGCTGCAGGCGTCCTGTAGCAGCATAACACGGTTAAACAGCATCAGGCCTGCACCGGGCGTATAGACTTCCACGCGCTCGTTGAAGTTGTTGTTCACTTCAGGCAGACTTTCGGAGAAGCGCGCGACTTTCTCTGCCGCTACTTCAATGGCTTGGGCGGCGCGCATGATAGGGTCTTCAGCCACGTTCAACGACGCCTGCGCTTGGACCGACTGGCCCATGATCATAAGATCGGCCAACTGGCGCTCAGTGACCACAACCTGGATCGCACGGGCCAGGTCCGTTTCGTCAGTTTTGATGTCGAGCTTGGCAAGGGCGTCACGTCGCGCTTCGACAAGCCTGGCAGTCTGCGCTGCCTTCTTCGCATCGTCGCCGTCCCAAACATATATCGCGTGCAGCTGTGCTGTTATGAGTCGCATGATTAGTCGTCCAAACGTTTGATGATTTCGATTTTGTGGCCGTCAATGTAGCCTGTCTGACGCGCGTGAGCGCTTTGGCCGTCCTCGTTCCACTTCTTGTTGCGGTCATTCTGCTTAGTCGGCGGCGCGTAGTGCTCGTTCACAGCAGCCATCTTCAGAACGACAAGCGCAGTGCCGTTTGAGACTGTCAGCTGCTCGCGCTCTGTCAACATCAACTTGAATTGGGCAATAAGCTGAAGAGCGCAGCCGGTCTTATACTCGCCGCCGATGCGCACGTTATATCGACCGCTGTGATACTCCTGCATGTACTTCTTACAGAGCGAGTCGATGTTTTCCAGCAAGCGATTAAGCATGTCAGCGGCCATCTGCGCGTCCGCTTCATATCCGCGAAATACAATCTTTTTGCCCCAAGACTTGGTGCGTCCGGTGCCTTTCTTCTCGCTCTGATTCGCCTTGGATGCCATCTTGAAGGTCACTTCTGCAGGCGTTAAAACTGCCTGGCAGTCGTTGTAACGACCGACGAATGAAGACAGAATTTCGACGTGATACGGCATCGCTGAGAAGGCGCGCGTTGCATCGGACTCGCCGAACTGGACTGGCGCGGCTTCGCTGATGTCGTATTCATCCAACTGATACTTGTCCATAAGAGCGCGAGCGCGCTGCGCGGCAATCGCGGCTTCATTCGGGCTGGACGCATCCTTGGCCATCGACAGAAGCTTGGCAATGCGCTCTTTGACCTTTGTCAAATCGTGTTCCACTTTCTTTTCCTTTCTGGAATAGGCGCGACAATTATGCCGCGACTTCGTGATCAGCCGAAGAAGTTGTCAGCGCAAATCGGGCCGATGCCGCGCGCAACCGAATCAGGGTCGGTGAGCGTACGATTGCAGATCGAGCACAAGCCGAACTCCTTGCCGAACGCGATTGCTGCCTGCTCCGGGTCCGCGCAAGCCGCCAGAACGGCCTTGGCACCATCGTCCGTGCAGTCGCGGGACTTCTGGAACTTGTCGTTGGCAATCTTGCCCAGATACGTGCCGGAGTCGTCCTTGACGTACACTGCACCAGCGTTCGCGCCAGACTCCGGAGCGCGGGAGAAAGTGAGCTTTTGCCCGTCGCCCAGCAGACGCATTTTCGGCTTGGCGACGCCTTTCCGGATGGCACGAGCAAACGAAGCGGTGACCGACGAGATATCCACCTGCGGCGCGGCTGAAGCCATCTTGGCTCGCGCTTCCTTTGCCGCTCCGAACTTCTCTGCGCATCGCAGAGCAGCGGCCAGCTGGCCTGCCGTAAGGTTTCCGTACTGCATCGCCTTTTCGCGCAGATCGACGGCGAAGGGGAAGTCAGAGCCGGTCCACCAAGCTGCGACCTTGGGATGCTCCTTCTCGAATTCCGCGAGGTTTTCGGCGCGCTTACGCTCCTTCCGCTCTGCGGCCTTGAGCTTGTTCGCGTCGCGGACGGCCTTCGGAGTCTTGAAGGTGAGAACGCCCTTGCCATCGCACTGATAGCACTTACCGGCCTCGCGGAAGGCGTACGCGCCGATGTAGCCTTGGCCGCGACACTTACTGCACGGCTCGCTGTAGAGCGTTTCGGCGCGGTCGGTCGGCGTCCGCTTTTCGAACTTCTTGGACTTCGGCATCGCGGCGAGTTCCGATGCGGTCGGAACACGGCCCAGATCGTCGTCCTGCATATCGTCAAAGCCGGTGATGTTTTCTGCGAAGGTCATGGCGTTTAGCTCCGGTTGGATTCTATTTCTTTGAACTCGCGAACGGCCATCTTCGCGCCAGCGCGCTTGGCAAGAGAGTTCTTGAGATTTTTGCCTTGTGCTTCGACGTATTCGACGGATACGCTGCCGGTGATCAAGTCGTTCAAAAAGTTGTCGCGGTGCTCAAGGATATCTGCTGCATTGTTCATGGCGTTTAGCTCCGTTCAGTCAGTAAGTTCGTACAACGTGAGAGAATCTTAACCTGAGAGTATTTCGCCAGGCAATAACTTTGTGTCACTTTTGTGAAAATAGTGATCTTCTTCATGCAGATCAACAACTTAGGATGGCTACACCTACACTGTATGTCGTTAAGATACGCGCGATAGTCCATCTAATCCACAGACCCTCCAATGATCCCATCCCTTCTTCGCAAGCTATTCACCCGCGCCCAGCCGCAAGCAGTCGCTACGGAAGAAGAGAAGCGGGCAGAAATTCTCGCGGTCGATCCGCTCGACCCAATCCAGAATCGCAAAAACTGGATTGACCACGGCCCGCAATTCAAGCTGCGTAGCGCCACCGACTTCCCTGTGTCCGATGCGCTCGCTGGCGACGACTCCGTAACGACCGTCAAGGCGATTGGCGACGCGGCCCTGAAGCTCAAGAGTCAGGGCGCGATCATGGACGACAGCGATGGCACAGGAATGCTAAAGGCCAGTCCGTCTGAGTACACCGTGCCAGTCGGTCTTCAAAGCTGGTACATGTCCCAGAGCTTCATCGGCTATCAGGCGTGCGCGATCATCG